TTTTTTCATCCGTACACATTTTGGCTCTTACCATAGCATCCAAAAACTCTGTTCTGGTAACAACTGTTCTCAACGATAAATCACCAAACATATTTTTGTACTTGTAGTAATCTCCATCCACCAGTCTTGTGTAAATCTCATATTCATCTGTTACGAATAGTGCCGCAACCTTGTTGTGTCTGATAGACACATTCCCTTCCAAGCCAACAGATAACATTTTGTCAATCGTACTCTTAGGAATAAGCAGCTCAAACTCTCCGTCATACTCTATCTTGTCCCAAGCCAACACATGACCATCAAGACCTACGAAGTTCAGCCAACCGCCTGTCGCCTGCAAGCACATAGAGGACATTGTATTGTTTGCGGCCTGCAATGGGATTGCATACGATACTCGCTTCATGGATTCCAACAATGCCTTGCTATCTAACACAATTTCGTGTTCGCCCTCTCCCGGCACCTCTGCATTCGGAAACAGCGACGGATCCATTGTCTGATACTTATTCTTAATCTTGGCAGCCTTGATAGTGATATTGACACCATCCGGAATAATTTCAACTTCTCCATTCGGCAGATTGTTGATAAGGTCAAAGGCTTTCATGGGAATTATGAAACATTCGTCCTCTATGCCCTCTATTTTTGCCTTAACGCTCATTTCCATGTTGTTGGCGATTAAATAACCGTCTTTCACTAAAATACCCTGTAAAACGGGCATTGTGGTTTTCTTGGGAACAACTCCCTTAATCTTATTTATCTTCTGTGCAAGCTCTGCTTTCTGTATCTTCATCTTTCAATTCCACTCCTTCCAAAATCAAAATCGTGCATTGCTTCTCTACCAGTCTATACGGCTCCAGTTCTTCCTCGGTCATGTGCTTGTGCCGGAACAGCGACTTCATATCCTTCCACACGCTCCAAGGAACTCTGTAAAACTTAGTCAGTCCGATTGATACCATCACGAAACAATGAGCACCGAACTTCTCATATATATCCAAGCTCTCCCATTGCTTATCTGTAACAACATCCTGCCTTATCCTGTCGGAATCGGTATGTTTTGCTTCAAACATAATTCCTGTTCCGTCACAAAGAATGCCTTTATAGTCCGGTTGTCCTTTTTTCTCGTAGTACCCTTTAACAACCCCATTCTTGTCCTTTCCAGTTATATGAAAAGGCTCTGGTGTCTTTTCAATATGCGCCCATCCATTTCGCAAATAGAATTCACAGGCATTCGATATCCACCGCTCAAATGTTTCTCCGGCTTCTTTGTTCCGTCTTCCGATAATCTGTCTGCGTGGATCAGGCATTGGTATCAGCCCCCAATCGCTTTTCAAGAATTGCCTTGATGTCCTGTAGCTTTGTTGCACCAATTCCCTTTACATTACCGATTTCCTCAACAATTGCTCTAATATCAATCTTCGGTGCCGGCTTCGAAAGAGCCTTTCCCTGATTAAAGCCCTCGCTTCTTGCCTTTTCTACTCTGTCCTCAACATAATGTACCAACTGTTCATCAGTCATTTTGCGCCATCTAACAGCTTTATCATGGATTCTATTTTCATCTTCGGTTCGTCTGCAGCTTCTTTTCTTTGCCATATTCATCTTCCTTTCTTCTCTAACCATATTTTGAATTGCTCTGCCTGCTGTTTTATCAGCATAGCCTTCACTGTTATAGTTCCATGGATTATGCCCCATCCGTATCATCTCCTGGTCCAATCGTTATGCTCTCAGCAAATTCAGCGAGTGCTGGTATATCCAACCCCAGCTTTTTACAAAAATTCGTGAAGCATTCCTTACACATAAATCCAAACTGTTTCGGCTGCTCCCCTCGTTTTGACCTTGCAAACAGGGGAATCATTTCCGACTTTTTGAGCTGTGCTTTGCAATCGGAGCATCTGTCATACAGTTTCTTTTTCATTTTTGTGCTAATCGTAGATACTTGCAGGAGCTTAGGAAACTCCCTACGCATATTCTTTTCTCCAACAATAGGTATCAGACTATCTTTCATAAATACCGGAATACCTGCATTATCAGCCTCTAACACAATATCCTTTATCCATTCGAACTCCGGAACGATTTTGTTGTTACTCCTTCCAGTTTCAGCACCGATGATAACCCAATCTGAAACCCCGCAAATCTGCTTTATATCTTCTTTGGATAATCTCTTATGCAATGGCTCTATGCTCACAAATGTATTTCCGTCAATTATGAGGGCCGCTGTTCTGTCCATATCCGCCGGTCCTGTAATCGTGGTACCGTACCACATATTTTTATTCATGGTCGGCACTCCGTAGGAAATGTACCTGTTCGGGTTCTTTGTGAGGAAAAGATAATTGTGCTGAGGTCTGTCCATGCAAACCTTAAACACATCATCCAACCACGCATCCGGTACCCACTCTCCAAATATATCTGCCATAGCTCCTACGAAAATGTTGTTCCCCATTTTTAGCTTATCAAGGGTTTCCATTCTGTATCTGTGATATGTAGGCTCAAATCCAAATGGATATACGAGCGGTTTTCCTGTTTCATTCAGCATAGCTTTATCAAGTACATATACTTTCCCACTGCCATCTCTGGCAGCTTCTGTGCGGTAATCTTTCTTTGCCATAAGGTTCAATCTCACATCACCGGAAAACCTTACCGACATTGTCCTTGCGTAGCAGTATTGACAACCATGTCTGCAGCCGGTTATCGGATTCCATGTGTGATCACACCATTCAATTTTAGAACGATTCACAAGCCTCTCTCCTTTCTGCGTAACCCAATTCTCTGTCCTCTTGCCATTTGATACCATTGAACTTAATTTTTTGTCCGCAATGACTACAATAATTCGGCTGATAATTCGGACCTGCATTCAAAACATTTTTGCAGCGAGGACAGTCATGGCACAAATGCTCTGTTATGACGAAACCAAACTTCAAATAATTTTCTATCCTCGGAATCGGCTTTGCTCCAATCCACTTAGGTAACATCATTGTCATTTTCCTCCCAAAACTCTACGAAATATTTTGTCTGCCCCTTTCCTCCGGGACGTTCCTTTCCAATTCTGACTGCGTATCCTGATTTCACTAACAAGCAACACAGCTGGTTTCTATCATCATCATTCATTTTGCATAACAAATTATGTATTCTCTGTCTGTTCTGGTCTGCCATATCATCCCGCCTTTCTCTGCTTCTTAAGTTCTTTCTCGTACTCCACCATTTTCTCTTGGAATATATTCACAAAGGCTTTTACCTCCGGTGTCATATCGCAATTATGAGAGCCTCTACATTGAACCACTCTGCCTTTCCATTCCAAAGTATAAAAAGGCTTGTCGGGTTCTTCTATCTTGCGAACGAAGAATATCATCGTTTCCCCCTTGCGTACTTTTTCTGTGTATGTTCCCACGCAATGATGGAGAGCTTCGCCCTCGGTTTTCAGTTCCTCTAACCTATTTGGAAGTCTTATAAAAAGTCCTGCAATATTCAGATTCATAGCTTCAACATCGGTGGTTTCCTTTTTCAGTTTTTGTAATAGTTTATTGAATCTCTTAGCGTCTTCCCTCGCCTGCTTGTCCTTAAACTTCATATACTGCTTAGACATTTCATCATGAGCCTTTTTGAAATTCTTAGGGAACAGATTGAACTCATTCCTCATGTCATAACCCATTTTTTCAAGCCAACCGGCATAATCGAAGTAGTCCTGTGAGTGAGTAATCTTCTGTGCGCTGATATACTTGCATAATTTATGCAGCGTAGTGTATTGCATAAAATCAATATACTTTTTGTACATATCAACATACCCATTGTCGTTTATGTAGCGAAGTGATGAAAATTCATCCCATTTCAAATCCGGCTTATATCTCAATATCTCCAAATCTCTTAGCCTTGGATCTCCTACCTTGCGGAGCATATTGTACTGGTACTTGTTAATTCCCAATGTTCCCAAGATACTGTTGCACCCTGCATTCAAATCCGTATTCTGTGTCCTGCTGTCTTCCAAGAACTCCTGTACCATTCTATAAAAGCCAACCTTTAACAGCTGTTCTAGAAATGGATATTTGCGATAGGAATTAAAATAATTATCAATCAGCCATGGAGAATTAAAGTGTCTAGGGTCTTTCGCAACCTTTTCAAGAAAAATATCCGGAACACTATACTTCATACAGGTGCCTGCAACCATTTCCTGCAGATTGGTGTTATAAAGTACAGTGGTTCTTGGAGATACTGTTTCTGCTGGTGGATACCAATAACAGCCTCTATCTCTGTAAAAGCACCACCTCATATCTCCTGTGGTCTTGTAATGTGCCCACATATAATCCGTTACCTTTTCTGTTGTGTGTACCGTTCTGTAACCCTCACTAGTGGTTATCTTTGGATTATGGAAGTCGATTCTGAAATCCTTAATATGGCAGAAATATCTCGTTAATACTTCCTCGCCATGCGGCTGAACCAATACGCTCCATTGCACTGACACAAGGCTCTGTCTGCTCATTCCCTCACTTTTTGCCTGCAGGAATTTATTACAA